CACAAGCCAACGCCCGCAACCAGGCAGACCGTGCAGCTACACACTACGGTCGGCACTGATCAGGAAACGCTGTCTAGGGTGCTGGGCATTACCGAGAAGACGCTGCGGAAGTATTACCGCGAAGAGCTGGACATTTCAGCGGCAAAGGCAAACGCCGTTATCGGTGGTGCATTGTTCAACAAGGCAAAGGACGGCGATACGGCTGCAATGATCTTCTGGCTAAAAACTAAGGCCGGGTTTAGGGAGCGGCAGGCAATTGAGCACACCGGCCCAAATGGCGAACCGCTGCCAGCAGCCACGAGCACGGTGATCGTTTTACCCGCTAAGAATTCAGGAGACTAGCCCCTCGCATGAACGAGATAAGAGCGCAGGTCGGCCCGCAGGAACAGTTTTTGTCCTGTACTGCCGACGTTGCCTTTTATGGCGGTTCAGCGGGGGGCGGTTAGCAAAACCTACGCCCTACTGCTAAACCCGCTCTACAACATAGAAAACCCGAAATTCGGGGCGGTCACATTCAGGCGGACAACGAAACAGGTTCGCTCAGAGGGCGGCTTGTGGGATACGGCTACCGAGCTTTATTCGTCTATTGGAGCCAAGACTAATCAGCAGGACTTGCAATGTAGCTGGCCGGGCGGCGCGAGACACACGTTCGCCCACATGGAGTACGAAAAGAACCGACTTGACTGGCAGGGCGCACAGATACCGCTGATTCAGTTTGACGAGCTGACGCACTTCACCTGGAAGCAGTTCACGTACATGCTGAGTCGGAATCGTTCGGTTAGCGGCGTCAAAGGCCAGGTAAGAGCCACGCTGAACCCTGACCCTGATCATTGGGCTAGAAAGTTCATCGACTGGTACATTGACGGCGATGGCTTTGCTATTCCAGAGCGATCCGGCGTGATCCGCTGGTTCATCATGGTTGCCGATGATGTTATCTGGGGCTCGACAGAGCAGGAGCTGATCGACAAGCACCCGACCAGCCTGCCTAAGAGCTTCACGTTTATCCGGTCTAGTTTGACCGATAACAAGATTTTGATGGGCGCTGACCCAGGCTATCTTGCAAACCTGCAAGCGCTGCCTAGAGTCGAGCGTGCTCAATTGCTTGACGGCAACTGGAATATCAGGCCGTCGGCTGGCATGTTCTTCAGACGCTCAGATTTTGAGGTCGTCGACGTATGCCCGCCACTGGCCAAAAAGGTCAGAGCATGGGATCAGGCCGGCACAAAGAAAAAGACCGAGGCCCACGATCCGGATTGGACAGCAGGCGTTCAGATGTGCAGCTTGCGTGATGGCCGGTTTATTGTGATGCACGTTGATCGGTTCCAAGACGATCCCAACGTGGTCGACCGGCGAATCAAGAACACAGCATCATCGGACGGAAAAGACGTCACCGTAAGGCTCGCGCAAGACCCCGGCCAAGCTGGCAAGTCTCAGGCGCGGTCACAGACTCAAATGCTTGCCGGCCATGTGGTTCGAGTCAAAACGGTCACAGGCGACAAGGCAACACGCGCCAAGCCGTTTTCGTCGCAGGTCGAAGCCGGTAACGTGCTGATACTTCGCGGCCCTTGGAATGATGACTACTTGACCGAGATGGAAAACTTTACAGGCACAGACGCAGATGGGCACGATGATCAGGTCGATGCTTCTGCGGATGCTTTTGACGAACTGTCATCTGGCAGCCGGTATGATTTGGAGAAATTGATAAATGGGTAACGTGACCAAAATTACCGACTCGCTTAAGAACTTCATGGCGAAGCTGAACACCGGCCAAGACAAACAGTCCTTTGCGTTTTACGCTGACCCTGATTTGACTGACCAGCAGCTATTAAACGCCTACCGCACATCGTGGATGGCTAAAAAGACTGTCGACCTGCCAGCTAAAGACGCAACGCGCAAATGGCGAGAGTGGCAGTCTGACGTTTACAACATCCAGAAGCTGGAGAACGAAGAATCTCGCCTATTGTTGCCGCAGCGAGTCAACCAGGCAATGATCGAAGCCCGTCTTTATGGCGGTGCTGCAATCTACATCTGCATCAAAGGAGACGACCCAAGCACGCCGCTTGAGCCTGATTCGGTCGGCTTGAGAGGCATTGAGTTCTTAACCGTTATGTCGCGCCGGGTGCTGACGCCCGGCCAGCTTGAAACTGACCCGATGCGGAAAGGCTACGGCCTGCCAAAGCACTACACGGTCAGCGGCAGCTCATCCTATGCAAAGATCGACCCTAGTCGGTTAGTTCTGCTGTACGGAGCAAAACTGCCAGACCCCGAAGATGCGGGCGGCCTTCAATACGGATGGGCTGATAGCGTTCTAACATCGGCATTCGCAGCCGTCCGCAATGCAGACAGTGTTGCGGCGAACATCGCGTCTTTGGTCTACGAGTCAAAAGTGGACGTTTTGAGTATCCCCGGCCTGGCAGATATCATGTCCGACAGCCGCACACGGGAAATGCTGGTTGAGCGCGTTCAGCTTTGCTCGATGCTAAAAAGCAACAATGCCATGCTTGTCATTGATGGCGAGGAAGACTACGACAGCAAGAGCTTTAATTTTGCTGGGCTTCCAGATATCGAACGCCAGGCATTGCAGGCCGTTTCCGGCGCTGCCGACATACCAGTAACGCGATTTTTAGGTCAGACACCATCGGGCCTTTCAAGTACGGGTGAGGCCGACTTGAAAAATTACTATGACGGCCTAGCGTCAATGCAGTCGCTAGAGCTGACCCCGGCGCTTCATGTGCTGGATGAGTGCCTTATCCGCTCGGCCTTAGGGAATAGAGACCCTGCCGTGCATTACGAGTGGGCCAGTCTGTGGCAAATGTCCGACGCTGAGAAGTCCAAGATCAGCAAGGAAACCGCCGAAACAATCAAAATACTGGCTGACACCGCCCTATTCCCTGATGACGCGCTTTCAGCCGCAGCCGCGAACATGCTGATGCAGCATTCGACTATGCCAGCCACTGAGTTGCAGATCAATGTTGACGATGAGCCGGACGAGAAAGCGCTGGTAATCGACTCATCCAAGCCGCGCAGTCTCTACGTCATGCGAAAAGTAGTCAACTCAAAAGACCTTATTGCTTGGGCCAAGAAACAAGGGTTTGAAAATACCCTGCCAGCCAATGAAATGCACGTCACTGTAGCATTCAGCCGTGCGCTGGTCGACTGGACTGATATCGGCTATGACTGGACGTCTGATGAGCGTGGGCGAGTCATGGTTAAGCCCGGCGGCCCACGATTGGTTGAGACGCTTGGAGACAAGGGCGCTAAGGTTCTTATCTTCGCAAGCGACGACCTTGAGTACAGGCATGAGAGCATTATCAACTGCGGCGCATCTTGGGATTATGACGGTTACACGCCGCATATCACACTCACTTACGGCGACATGCCAGAAGGCGTCGAGCCTTATCGCGGCCCGATTGTTCTGGGGCCGGAAATATTCGAGGAAATCAACGATGACTATGCCGATGATCTTCAAGAGACCAAGCCATGAATTTACATGACAGCGTGACGGTCACAGATGCCCGAATGACCGCAGACGGATACCTAGCAGCAGAGGCCCGCGTTGCCCGCACAGGCATTCAGGCATACCTAGCGTCAGAACTAGGCTTCGACGGCGACCCGAGCCGCATAATCAACGTCTACCGACCGCCTGAGGAAGTATTTTCGGCTGACGCGATGAAGTCATACGCATACCGCCCGGTCACTCTTGAGCACCCTGCTGAAATGGTCGACGCAAAAAACTGGAAAGAACATGCTCGCGGACAAACCGGCGGCGACATCCTGCGCGAAGGAGAATTTGTACGAGTTCCGCTAGTCCTAATGGACGGGGCTGCAATAGAAGAGTGGAAGAACGGCAAGCATGAACTATCAATGGGCTATTCGATGGATTTAGAAATTATCGACGGCGTTACGCCAAACGGTGAAGCCTACGATGCTGTGCAGCGCAACCTAAGAATGAACCACCTGGCATTAGTCGCCCAGGCTCGGGGCGGTTCACAATTGAAACTGGGCGACACAAAGCTAGAGGAAACTGATATGACTGAACGAAAAATCACCACGGTCACTGTCGACGGTCTTTCTGTTGAGACCACCGACGCGGGCGCACAAGCGATTGCCAAGCTAAAGCAAGACTTAGAAACGGCACTCAAAACCTACAACGAGTCGGTTGAATCCCACTCTGAGGAAATCGAAGACAAGGACAAGCAGCTCGCAGCCAAGGATGCAAAAATCGACGAGCTTTCAGACAAGGTTCTTGACGATGCAGCCCTTGATGCTCGCGTAGTTGAGCGCGCCGACCTGATTGCCAAGGCTAAAACTGTTGCTGACAAGGACTACACCGGCAAGTCTGCCGATGCAATCCGAAGCGGCGCAGTATCGGCCCGGCTTGGTAAGGACGCAATTGACGGCAAGTCTCCGGCTTACATCGAGGCTCGTTTTGACATGTTGGCAGAAGATGCCAGCCAAGACCCTGTGCGACAAGTTCTGCGTGACGACAGTGAAGCCAAGCTAACGACC